GAAGCTGTACGAGCAGCGACTTCTGCATCGGTCTTTGACTTTCTCAAAGCATCTGCGCGTTGCATCATGGCGTTAGCTTGCTCGACTTGGCCTTGCTGTCGCAGGTAACTTGCATACCTTTCAAGCGAGTCTGGGTCTGCCATGTTCACGTTGGCCGCTTGCGTCTTGTCTCTTTGCTTTTGAACGAAGTTAAAATCTGCCTGTGGCCGTCTGCTTGCATCGACAAAACGTCCAAGCATGCCCTGCACATTCATTGCTTGATTGCTACCAACTGCCATAATTAGTCTCCGAATAAAAGGTCAAAAAAGCCGCTGTCACGGACTGGGGGAATTGCGCCAAGCAAGCCTGTCAATCCAGAAAGAGTGCCGCTTTGCCCGCCGCCCGAAACCGTCGCCGTACCAAGGTTTCCTAATGCGTTGTTGATAAGGTTGACTTGTGCTTGGAGTGCGTCTCGCTCTGACTGTAAGCGCGACTCAGCACCTGCCAGCCCTGTTTGCGCTCGATAACCAGCGCCTGTGAGTTGTCCTGTCTGGAAGGGCGCACCACCGACAGCACTGCCTACGTTCAAGGCGTCAAGCTGCAAGCGTGTTGGGTCCATCGCTGTGCCAAACAAGCCAGAGCCAATATTGGCTTGATTGACACCCAAACTACCCAGCTGAGAGGCGATCTGTGCTTGGTTTGCAAGCTCCTCTCTAGTGATGCCTAGAGCGTCCACAGCGGCCTGTCTGCGGGCTTGTGTTTGCGCCCTTGCTAGAGCATCGTCTTGCGCTGTACCGCCGAACTGAGTCCCCATGAGACCGCTTCTGCCCGTGGCAAACTCTTGAGCGCGATTTTGTGCCGTAGCTCTTGCGATCTCAGGTTGTTGTAGCGCAATCAACTGATCGAATACTTGTTGCTCTCTTATTCTGGGGTCCATTGCCGCTCGATTCGCAGCAGTTCCAGCAAGCCCTGACATCATCCCGCTACTATCTAGGTTGGCGAGGGCGGCTTGTTGAAAGCGAGGATCAATGCCGACACCAACATCGACGTCGCCTGACGGGGCAACATTGCTGCGCCCGAGGCCAGTCCTCACGCCAAACCCTTGGAATTGCGTGTCATCAGCCAGTTGATCCCCGAGCGAGTCTAAATAGTTCCTAGCGTCTCGACCTGCATCTTTGATCGCGTTTATATTGGCAACTTGAAGTCCTGTACTGAGAGCGCTGCCAATAGGATCGCTTCCAAACAATTCGGTTAAAAGTGACATTAGGTGATTCTCCCTAACAGGGTTTGAATATCGATTTCTTGTAGTGAAAAGACGTTGCCCACTATGTTGGCGTTGATGCCGACACGCACAGTGTTGCCACTGCCTTTTGCGTTGGTTTTGTAGCGGACGGTGAGTGTTGATCCAGGTCCAAACTCGCCAATACCAAACTCAGCCTCACCAAACTTGGCGGGAATAATTGATTGCAAATCGAAGTTTCTACTGAGATCGATTTCTCCCTCATAACCCCACCGCGCAACGGCAGTGCTTGCGGCGTTGGCTGAGATCACGGTGTAGACGAGTTTCTTAATAAATTTAGTCCGAGTCGCATCCCCAAACGAAAACTGATTGGACTCGTATTCCAGCGTGTATGGCTCGCTGTCGTACTCCAAAAACCCATCGTATTTGAGTAGACCGTTGCTGTTGTTAGAGCCAAGTACAGTGAACGCTTCGTTACCTGCCTCCACAAACTCTGCACGTTCAAAAACAACATTCTTCCAGCGAGTGATCTTGTTGGCCCCAGACTTAGATGGAGACCGCAAGTCAATGACAAAGGCCAGTGAATCATTGCTAAAAATACAAACCGCTAAGTTTTTGTTTTGCAAATAGGTCAGCGAAATCGTCGTTTTGTCGCTATTGGTCCGTATCAAATTAGAAATTTCGGTTCTGACATTTCTGGTTAAGTCACCAATCGGTGCTGACTTTTCTTGAATGGTTCGGCCAAAGGATCGAACGCCTGAGTCGTCCACAAACAGTAGGTCAGAGCCTGTGTTGGCCGTTGCGTCTCGGGATACCAAGCCAATATTTGACACAGTGTCAGACAGGAAAATGCCGTTAGCAGCAGCAGGGTCGCCCGACGGGTTTCCGAAGACTAGGATTGACGTTCGACCAAAAACAATCAGAAAGTTGTTGTGCGCTTCAATACCGACAATGCTGTCTGATCCTGTAGGCCAAAACTCTTCGACATCGATAAAACCAGCAGTGTTGGTTGCATCACTGGGTGAGGACTTACCGTCGTACCACTGGTGAGCTTTTTGTAGGTCCGAAAAGTAAATGACGTTGTAATCATTACCAACACCAGCAACCCAAAGACGACCATAAGCAGAGCAGACGACGTTGCCGTTGATCTCGCTAGAGATGACACCAGAGTTGGTTTGCGGGGGTATGTAGTCCGTATTCTGCGAACCCGTAAAAACCTTGACAATGGTAGAGCCGTTGAAGACCAGCATCGCGTTGGTTTTACTCAAGATGTAAAGACGATCTACGAACGACACGATCTGCGCATCGAGCAGCTGACTTGCGTCATTCAGGCTAGGGTATGAGACCTCAGTCAGTGACCCGCTGCTTTCTTTACACAAAAAGTAATTAATCTGAACCTGCGCACCCGCCGCGTTAAATTGCTTGTGGCTCACAACGCACAAAATGTTGAGCGTGCCGCCGATAAACCCTGAGCCAATGCGGTGTACGGTCGTAGTAGAGGACGCCCGATCAGCATGATTGCTGACGGTGATGCTGGCGTTACCCGTAAAGGTTTTGAAGGCTTCCCGCGAACCAATACGTCCAAACTGATCAATGATCGCGTTGTCTGCTACACGGCAAAATCCAGGGTCTTGTAGTAAGGGGCTGTCTTCCGTGTTGACGCCCTCAAAGCCTGGATTCGATATGACTAAGTTTTGAAGTGCTTGTGCCATCAGCTTACAAAAAATACGTTTTCAAGGGGTGATCGGGAGGCGTCAATAGCAATAGCGTCAGATAGATATTGGCCCGCTAACCTAAACAGTTCAGCAGCGGTTTGACCGCCTACTTCACCTCGCTCTCTAGCGGCCATAGCAAGCGCCATGTAGATGACGGGCTTTGACGGTACTAATAGGGTGTCGGTATCTGCTGACAAGGCGGCTTGTTTTTTGTAGCCATCAACAATGATGCTATACGACTGATCAGGGGTAGGGTGGAGCTTGATTTGCGTATCACCGCTACCGTCCACGCCATTGATCGCAAAGAGGCTAGGCTCCGCGTTACTACTTGATATTATACCTTTACGCCTAATTGCGTACGGCGTTGTTTGCTTGAGTAGGACATTAGTCGTGTCGTTGGAAACCAACTCAATGTTGTCACCTTGCTGGCTGCCTGTGAGGGCGTAGGTATCTGTACCTGCGCTGGTATTGAAGGTCCACGTAAAGCGCAACGCATTCCAATCATGAGACTGTTCAACAGTTTCCTTAGCGTCGTTAACAAACTCAGCAACCAAAAGGGCAACCGTGTCTGTCGTTCCAACCAAGCCCGTGATTGTGTCCTCGCGCAATCGGGTTAAAACGCCATTGATAAGTTGCAAATACGTCATGAGAGCATCCCTCTACGCTGTCGAGCGGGGTCAAAAATACTGCGGAATTGTTGTTGGGGACGAGCTTGATAGCCAGGTAGGCGGGTAAGGCTGAAGGGATCTAGTTTGAACTCATCAACATCACGACGACCTTCTATTGCTGTGAGCCTGCCGCCAAGCATGCCTCCAAGCTGTCCCAGTCCTAAGTTCAAGCCTTCTTGTCCAGCGGCTAGCGCATCAACTTGTTGCCCTAATCCACCGGGACCACTGATCAAATTGCCTAAACCAGCCAGACCCTCGCCCAAACGCCCTTCCGTTGCCTCAAGCTCATCATAGAACTGACCCTGAGCCTCGTTGATTCTCTCAAACAGGCTATTTCGAGTGGCCTCTAGCTCTTCAGCAGTGAACTCCTCAAACGTCGCAAGCTGATCTCTAAGACCCAAGTCTGCTTCAAGCAAGCGAGCTTCTGCATCGCTCAGTGTCTGTAAAAAGTCTTGTGATAGGCCAGTAATAGCAGACAGATTTTCGGCCCTTGATTCTTCTATCTGACCCTCAAGCGTGTCGAATCGGTCGCGCGACAAGCCCTCAAGAGATTCAAGCGCTTCAGTTTGTGAGAGCAGTCCAGAGGTCAGATCATCGAATCGAATGCCAAAGTCTCTTTCGAGGTCTTCTACGGTGATGCCTAGCTCTTCAAATTGTTGTTGCTGCGCCTCCGTAAGCTCATCGAATCGGCCATCTACGGCGATGAGATTTTCAGCTAAATCCTCACGTATCTGCTCGCGCTCTTCTGCAGCCGAATCAAATCTGCTGCCTGTTTGTTCCTCAAAATCATTGATGCGGTCGTTTAACCGCTCATCCATACCTTCTATTTGACGAGCCGTCTCACCGCGAATACCAGTAATTTGTTCAGTTATTTGATCGCTCAAGCCTTCATTTCGTGCAATCGCCGCCGCTTCGTTAGCTGTTAAAGTCTCTAAAAACTCTGTTCTAAGTCCTGTTAGCTCTGCCAACCGCGCGATAGCATCAGCATCCATCTGCTGTTCAAGGCCCGTAATTCTGTCGCCTAAGCGCTCCTCAGACTCTAAGATATCGGACCGTAAGGCATCAGTGACTTCTTCAAATCGTATGCCTTGGTTTGCTAAAAGATCATTAAACTCTGCCGCATTTTCTGCTGAGTCTTGCAAGAGCCTAGCCTCAAGGCCCGTAAGCTCTTCTAACCTTCTAGCTTCAGCATCAGTAAACTGAACCGCGATACCTTCGCGCAGTTGTTCGAGCTTGTCGTTAGTGCTTTCTTCAATCCGTAGTCTTTCTTCAGAGGCTTCGTCTAGTCCTGATCTAAGCTCCTGTCTTGTTTGCTCAGAATATTCACGCAAAGCATTAGTAGCTTCTTCTTGGCTAAGCTGTCCTGAACGTAACTCATCAATGTCAACCCCAGCGTCCTCAAACATCTCTTGTATTGTTTGATTTGACTCTGCCAATAAATCACGCATCTCTTGACTAAGCTCTGTAGTCTCACCACGCGCTTCAACAATAGCCTCCATAAGACGCTGACGATCCTGCTCGGCTTCACTCAGACCTACACGCAAATTTTCAATGTCGTCCGATAACTCGCTTGTAACTTCAGTAAAGCTGGTGTTTTGCTCTTCCAAATAGTCTTCTAAGCGACCCTCAAGCTGGCTCAATTCTCGTATGGTCTCTGCGTCGCCTTCAGCGATCTCCGCCAACATCTCAGATTGTGCGGTAGTCAGTGCAACTGTCTGCCCCTCTGCCATTGCCTCTAACGCCGCAAATAAGCCCTCAGCCGTTGTCTGAAGCTCCTCAGAGGTGGCAAGTCCAGCGTCTTGTATTTCTTGTCTAACTTGCTCAGGCGTCGTGCCAGGCTGGATATTATTGACTAACTGCTCTAAGGCGTTAATTGACTGCTGGACAGCGCTTACATCCCCTCTCGTCGCAAGATTGTCGATTTCTTCAGCAACAATGGCTCTAATCTCAGGAGGTAGATCGTCAAGCCGCGCTTCAAGCGACCCTATGGCTTCATCCAGCTGACCTGTCGTAGCAAGCCCTGAAACAGCATCATTAACAAGGGTTGTAACCTGTTCTATTTGCTCGTCAGTAAACTCAACTGGAAACTCATAGTCTTCTAGTACAGACGCAACCACGTCGCGCACATCTTGCATTTCTTCTTCAGAAAGGCCATCGGGCAGATCGGCTAGAACGTCGGCAATAATTGATCGGACCTCTTCTCCACTTGTACCAGGTTCAATCTGACCTATTGCCTCAAGCAGCGTTGTTCGGACGTTGGAGATTTCCTCTTCAAAATCCTCGCCTAATTGAGTAATCGCTGTAGTGTTACCGTCGATCGCATTCTGCAACTCTGTGGATGACCCTCTGATATCACCTATCAGACGCACTTCTAGCTCGCTTAGGGCTGTCGCGTTTTCTTCACCCTGCTCGCTAATTCTTCCACTTAAATATTCTTCAAGAGCTGCGATGTCACCGCGTATGGCCGCATCCGCAAGCTCAAGCTCGCCTACGGAAGTTCCCAGCGTCGTTAGAACCTGATCAATACCACCGAGCGAGGAAATTATTTGTTGTTGATTTTCGTCAAGCTGGTTGATGTCGCCACGAGCATCTATGAGTACACGTAATGCCTCTTGTTGTTGCTCGTTAATTTCTCCAACTGCTGTTTGTATGCCTTCTAGCCCAGTATTCTGATCTTCAAGCTCAGCCTCAATCTGCGTAATTTCTTCGTCGAAAATAGTACGAATAACGTCTTCGTCAATAGTGCTGGCAAGTATGTCGGGCTCTTGATCTTCCTCTACGGGGGTTTCTTCGTCCGCACCATCGTCGCCAGTAAAAATATCCCTGCCACCACCAGCTATCGGGCCGAAAACAGTGCCTTCTCCGCCTTGCCCGCCAGTTCCCGCCCTTGTTTCTTCAAACAAGCGATCGACAGCATCCACTGTTGTTTGTGCGGCATCGTACAGCCAATCAGGAACCTCTGGTAAAACTGAGGCGATTTGTGAAATCAGCGTTTGACCTTCATTAATCGTAGCGCCTAGTTCGGAGGCATAGGTAAACCACTCATTTGCAGATACGCCACTTGAACTTAAAACATTGCCAGCCGAATCTCTTACGATTTGACCTATGACATTACCGTCGGCATCGATGAGTTGATCGGTTGTAGATGAGTTAGCAGCGTCACCAATTTGACCGAATATCCCGCTATCCCTCAAAGACTTCATAACGGAGTCGCTCAAGAAGGACGTGGCGGCTGCGCGTAACGCGCCCTCAGGATCTATCTGTCCTGTAGTAAGCAATTGAGTTGCTAAACTCATGATTGATGACGCGGTAGCGTTGGCAGACATAGCAGCGGCTGATCCAGCAGCAGCGCCTAAGGGTGTTAATTCAGCGGCAATCGCGGGCGTTCCTACAATACTTAGCGCAATAGCCATGCCTAATGTAGCAATCTCACCTATATTAACGCTGTCATCTATCTTGTTTGTTTTGACATAGGCAGAGCCATTCCACTTAAAGCTGTCACCGTCACTGTTGTACATCGTGCCGTCAACGCCATATTTACGCAGTAGCGCTTGATTGGCTTCAGAATTAATCCAACGATCATAGGCAGACGACTGCTCTAATAAACGACGTTTTTCAAGTTCAGTCTGATCAGCTGTGGCATCGTCACCAAACTGAGTAAGATCCTCACCTTCAAGAAGCATCAATTGGTCGTCAGTTAAACCACCTTGGTAATCGGGCCAATCGCCAACATCATAGTCACCCGACTGAATAAGTTGCTCACGCTCTGTCATGTAGCCCAAGTAGTTACTGAAGCTACCAAAAGCCTGCCTCAACATTCCAGAGCCTTCTTCGTTGAAGTACTCTTCTAACTGATCTTGCGTAAATTCAACCGAATCTGCCCTGTTATAAAGAGCGGCAGGGTTGGCGTCACCCATTTCATCCCCTCTGAAAAACGTAAAGGTAGTAATACCTTCAGGTTCAGGGGCAGGCTCCTTTGTATCTTGCAACGGTTTTGGTGGTGCTAGTTCTGCTTCAGGCTCTGGCGCGGGTGCAGGCGCAGGTGGTTCAGCATTAGGATCAAACGGCCCCGTTTCACCAGGTTGTGTTTTAGTTGGGTCAGTACTAGGTAAGCCAACAGGCCCAGTTTGAGGTGCAGGCGCAGGAGCGGGTGCTGGACTTTGTTTATCTGGCGTTTTGGGTGGCGGTGTTGTTGGTGTGGTTGGTATCCGTATAGGGTTAGTTTGCTTATCTGGCGTTTTAGGTGGTGGTGTCGTTGGTGTATTGGGCATCCGTATAGGGTTAGTAAGCATGCCTTGAGGGGCGACGGGAGACGTCGTTATACGAAGTCCAGCGTTGACCGCAGCGGGATTTGCTCGCAAAAAGTTTATGGCCTCACCGTAGCCAGGAAACTCTTGCATACCAACGTATACTGCCATTTATTTTTCCCTTGAGACGCCTTTTGTTTTTTCGTAAGAGCGCATAGCGCCAAGACCTAACATGCCCATCAATACGGGCATCATTGTTTCTAATTCAATTAAGGGGATGGTTATTTGAATAGCTAACAAAGCTAAAATGAAATTTGTAAAAGGAATTAAAATAAAATTGCCAGCCATGCCTAAAACACAACACCAGCCAACAGCAGGACGCCAACCTGAAACAAATAAAGAGTTATGCGCTGCTTCTACCTTATTAACCTCTAACTGCGCCTTAGCAAGCTCTTGAGCATGTCTTTGAGCCATGGTCGCAACTTCATGCGCTAATTGAGCTTTTTGATCTTTGTCTTCTATAAACTTATCTAAAATACTGGTTATCGGACCAATAAGTTGATGTATCACCGTATATACTCCGCAAAGACAAGGGCACCCAGGATAAACGGATACAAGGCATAAACAGCTTGACGATTACTAGCAATATCTTTTGTTGCTGCGTCTAGTTGACGCTGAATCATCTCATAGCGGACGAGACATTCTTTTTCATGCACCTCTAGTCGTGTCAAAAACTCTTCTGTTTTGCTCATCCTTTAATTTCCTTGATTATTCCTATAGTCAATCCAAAAGCGATTATTGAAAACAACACTCCGAATAAAGCCAGTAGCATGTTTTCTTTTAACTCTTGGTGCCGATAAATAGTATTTTGCCTTTCTTTGACTATTTTTCTTTTAAGATCACGAAACTCAGATAGGCCGTCATCTCCATAGGCGTATCGAATCATGAGCATAATTTCGCGTTGTTGTTCTTGAATCTTTTTTTTTCGAGCAAATGATTTTATTGCTTCGGCTTCTACGCTTTTATGAAAAACCAGTTTTTTAAACGGTGATACTTTGCTGGCTTTATTTTCTTGATACAAAACATCAGAGGCGTGTGAATACCAAGTTGCAATTTGCCCCATCGTGTCTTCGACACTGCGACCTGCTTCCACCATACCTTTGACCATGGCATAGGCTTTAGTCGCGCCAGCTATTGCCGTTAAGGGATCAATCATTTCACCAAGGCATGCCGTCAGCAGTGGTGGGTGTCTTCTGTTCTGCGATGTTGGCTGTCAGTACCGCCTCAGTCTCAGCCTGATCTACCTCTGCGTGTACCCAGCCCATAACAACTTCTTCTGTCAGATCGTTGTAAGGAATAAAGTCAGAAGAAGAAGCATCAGGTGTGAAACCTACAGTGCCGTATGCGGAGGCAGAGTAGTCTCCGTCTAATTCAGTAACACGCCAGTGTGCAACGATTACACCGCCGTCTGCCACGTTGCGCTCAAGGTTAGCGATAGTCCATGTAGCCATAAGTTTTCTCCTTAAGTAAATACTGCGTTGCAGATGGCCTGCACGTTAGATGGCTCAGATGACCAATCGTCACCTGATTGAATTACATGACGGTGATACGACTGTGAAATCACAGCGCCGTCTTCGAGTACCTTAGTAGCAGTCCGTACTTGAACGACAGTACCGTTATCTGTAGTTACTACTTCGATTTTGTCTGCTGTTACTTCTTTAGTTAGTGACATTGTTGTCTCCTGTTAGTCCAGCCCCAGAGTCCACTGAAGCTATAGGGTTATGATGTTTGATATGAAAAGGTTGAAATTATTGTTGTTGCGGCCGTTGCGCTAATATTTACAGCAGTTAGTGCAGTACCTTGGTTTTGTCGTATTTGCATTTGAGTACTAGCTTGTGCAATAAATCCTATGACAGACTCTCCTGCTGTTCCGCCATCTCTATAATAAAGAGGAACACCTTGGTCTTTGCCAGAGCTTGTGAAAGGAAGGCCAGTTATTTTGACATTTCCACTCAAGCTGGACGTATTTTCATTAAAGTCAGAAACAACACAAGTAACTACTCTTCCAACTTTTGTGTATGTTCCAGTAGCAAGAGTTACCGTGTTAGTCCCATCAGAAAGCACAGGAGTCCACGCCCCTTCTTCGTAGTCGTCTAGCTTATTGGCTGAACCTGTGCCGCCGAGGTACGCACCTCCTGACAAAAACAA